TACCCGTACCCGGACCCGGACCCGGACCCGGACCCGTCGAGCGTCAGCACGCAGTCCACTTCGTCTCCTCGGCGTCAATCAACGAGATGATCGCCCGCGCCGGGGCGCGTACCGTCCCCACCGCGTCCAGTACCGTCTTCGGCGTCGGACCGTGGACCAGCTCCCCGAGGCCCTTCGTCGTGCCCCACACGCGCACGTTGCGCGCGTCCTGGATCACGCACCATTCACCGTCATGCTGCACGCGGCCGATGTACACGAACCCGCGATCCAGCACCGCGATGTAGAACCCACACAGCACGCGCTTCTCTTCCATCATCCCTCCATGTGTTTCGGTGCCCGACAAACTCTCCGCCGTCCGCAGGGAGCAAGTGGCCATACGACGCCAAGGAGATCACCACCCTCCCGCTTCGACGACGGCGGAGAGCCACTCTATTGCGCCACCCGCGCAAGCTTCCCGACCCACAGCACGATGTCGGGCCGGGGAATCCAACCCTCCCTGGCCTCAGTTCTCCCGAGCCCGCGCCGCCGCCGAAGCCCTTCGATCGCTCGCCAAAGGGACCTCTACGGCCCCGGCGCGCCGCGGCGCGGGCTCGAACCCGTCAGAACCCGACGCCTTCCGCCGGCTGCTGCTGCTTCTGCTGCTGATTCTCGCCGCCATTGCCGGCCGGGGCCGGGGCTCTCCGGGCCTGAGCCTTCGGCGTCCCGGCGGCCTGGTCGTAGGCGACGACGGCGCCCTTCATTTCGCTGGCGAACTTGCGCGCCGCGTCGGCGTCGAGCGCCTGCTTCATCGCAATACCACCGGAGCCGGGGAGGTTCACCCAGGCCACGCGCTCGCGCAGCTCGCCGTTCTGGTCGGGCTCGTGCTTGACGACCAGGTCCACCGCGGGCGTGTCGTCCCGGGACAGGTCGGACAGGTCGGACAGGTCCGTGCCCTGCCAGCCCGCATTGCGCAGGGCACGGAAGGTCCGGTCCTTCGTCTCGTCGGTGAAGTACCCGTACCAGGTAAGCTTCTTCTCAGGCACGTCGAGCAGCGCGAAGAGCACGGCGACCTGTACCTTGCCGGTCCCGGTCATGCCGAGCGCGGCGTCGACGGCCACGGCCTTGTAAGTTCCAGGGTCAAGCATCGGGGTTCTCCTTTCTGGATTTCTCCGCTCCAGATGGAAAGAGAGCGCGGCTACTCGGCCGCGCCCTCCTCCGCCTGGACCTTCTCGGCCAGCAGGGCGTTCAGGCGGTCGTTGACCTTCGCCAGGAATGCCGCGTCGTCAGCGTGAACCGCGACGTGCGCCAGCGCCTTGGCCTCCACCTCTCCGCCGAGTTCCTTGGCCTTCCGTGTGATCTCCGCCGCGAGCGCCTTCGGGTCTGCCGGCCGGTGCGCCTGTACCGCCGCGAAGAAGTCATCCCAGTCGAGCGGAAGCGATTCCGGCAGATCGTGGCGGTTCTTCGCGTCGTACGCCGCGGTCCGCGTGGTGTAGATCAGTCGCGCGCCAGTGCTCACGCCGCGGACCCGCTTGGTCTTCGCATCCTTGGTCGCGAGCGTCTCGTGGTTGGCGAAGAGCACGCAGTCCGCCCATTCCTTGATGAGGCCGGCGGCCTTCTGGTGCAGCTTCATCTCGTAGCGGTCAAAGTCGTCGCCCTCGGGATTCTTGAACGGCCGGATCCACGCGTGCGCCAGGAGGATGATGTGCATCCCCTTGACCTCGCGCAGGCGGTCGAGCGCCGCGAGGAACCGACGCCACTCGTCGACTGCCGCGACGTAGCCCTTGCCGTATCCGTAGTCCTCGATGTTCGCCTTGCCGTCGCGGTCGCAGAGGAAGTCCCACAGGATCGGCTCGAACCAGTCGAGCGTGTCGACCACGAGCGTCTGGTACGGATGCTCTTGGGTCCCGAGCGTCCGGATGGCGTCGAAGACCTCGGGCCAGGTCCGGGGCGCGGGGAACCGCTCCACGTCCAGGTGGTCCGTGCCCTCTTCGGGGCCGAGAAAGATCGGCCGCGGCGCGCGGGACCCGAAGGTCGACTTTCCGACGCCCTCCACCCCGTCGAGGACGAGGCGGAGCGGCCGCACCTTCCGCCCTTTCGTGATCCCAGCCAGGGTCATGCGGGACTCCGCAACCTGGGTGCCGCCGTTGCCGCCCTGCGTCTGTTTCGTCACCACGTTTCCACCTCCACCTTCTCCGGCGTACCCTGCAGCGCGGCCAGGGCCGCCTCGAGGCGCTCGCCGTCCAGTGCCTTCCACCAGGCCTCGAGGCCGGCGTGGATCATCCGGCCGAAGGTCAGGGCCTCGGCGTCCACCCGGGGACGCACCCCGTCGATGTAGCGGAACCGGTGCTCGCGCTGGCACCGCCGGGCACAGGCCAGGCGGGACGTGGAGAGCAGGCGGTCGCTGTTCGAATCGAGCTCCGGGTGGAGGACCTTCTTCAGCTCGTAGAGCGCCGGGTCGGTCAGACTCGCCTCCCCAGTACAGACCGGGAAGAACTCGCAGGTCCGCCCGTAGCGCACGCACGCGTCCGGGTTACGCGGGAACCGGCCGGCCAGCTCGTTCTCGCGCAGCGACCGCCCGATGCCCCAGGTGTCCGCCATCGCCTCGGTCATCTCCGCCTCGAGACGGACGACCTCCGCGCGGAGGAAGTAGCGGTTCGGATCCTCGGCGATCGCGTCGATCAAGCGTGCGCGGAACTCCTCCGGCGTCTCATCGACGTCGCGCTGATTCGCGTAGAGGCGCCCGTCTTTCGTGTACTTCCGCGACTCCTCCGGCGTGGCCTTGAGCGGCCGCAGCGCCGGCTTCACGAGCACGTCGTAGAGGCACCCATCGACCGGGTGCCCCAGCGCCTCGGCGCCGCGGTAGTAGGTCGAGATCTGCCCGTCGAGGCGCAGGCGCTTGATGTAGTCCGATCCCGGGGAGGCGTCCCCGCTGGTCGTCTTGTGCTCGACGATGAGGTTCCGGCCCAGCTCGTCGCGGACCAGTACATCGAGCTTGCCGCCGAGGACCCAGGTCCGCGAGGCCGCCATCGTGTCCGGATTCACAAGCGGCGCCTCGAACTGCGCCTCGACCGCGAGAACCTCGTGGCGGTCGGAGGACCACCGGGCGTCGTACCCGCGCAACATGACCTCGGCGCGGGCGAGGGTGTAGGGGTCGGTGCCGTTCTGCGCCATCACGCACCCCCGATCATCTCGAGCAGGCGCTTGCTGGCGCCGTCGATCCGGCCGACGATGGTGGCGAGCGCGGCGCCGAACTCGTAGGACGGTCGCGGCCGCGCCGCGTCGTACTGCGGCATGACCTGGAGCGCCTGCGCCCGGATCTGGAGGATCAGGCGTCGCGCCTCGGCCTTGTCGAGGACGGCGGTTTGGGGAGCTGGCTCCGGAGCGGGATCCGGACGCTCGGTCGCACCGGTGCGCTCTGGCGGGTACACTGGAGAGCGTTCCATTCGGGAATCCCTCCGCCGCCACGGTCACGCGGGCGGCAGCGGGTCAGGTCAGGTGAGGGAGGCGGCGCGGTGCGTGACCACCGCGCCGTCCTCCACTGGGGCGCACGGGCGCACGTGGTCAGACGTGCGAGACCGGCGCCCCATTTTCTTTGGGGACCGCTGCGACTGCGGGGATGGGGTCTTTGCGGTGCGGGCTGTGACTGAGGAGGCCGCCGCCGGCCCGTCCAGGCAGGAACCCGGGGAGGGAACTGCCTGAGGCAAAGCCGGCGGCGAAGACGGCCCCAACGGGGCACTACCGATCCGGTCCGGGCCGTACGGATCCAGCCCGATCCACGCCGCCCACGCGCGCGCATTGGCGCGGGCCAGCTCGGGCGAGATCCGGCCGTGGATCTCCAGGGCGATGGGCTCACGCCGAGGCACTGTCGGCCTTTCGACGGGAACGACTGTTGCGACCACGTGTACTGGGATTCGCCTTGACGGCGGATCCGCGACGCCGTACAATTGTACGTGACTTCTTTTCGGAGGTGCCACGTGATCGACGCGATCCTCCCGGACCATCCGAAATCCCTGCTTGGTGGACCTCGGCCCAGTGCGCTTTCGCGTAGCCCAGGAGGATCTCGTCGACCATGCCGTTCAGCGGCCGGCGGCGCGCCCGGGCCAGGGCCTGGATCGCGTAGTGCGTCGGATCACTGATGTGCAGGGTCTTTTGCATGCCTGTAGTTTCGGTCAGACTGTAAGTACAGTCAAGCGGTATTTTGGTACTTCGATACTTTTGCGTTGCGCTGGGGTCTCAGGCGGCCGAACAATCGTTCCCGCTTGGTGGATCTCGGCCCCCGACGCTCCAAGGAGGGGGACGAATAGATGTGTGCAGATTTCGTTCGGCCCGAATTGGGGGTAGTTATGGGAGCCAAAGAAGGTAACTCGGCACGGCGTCTGGCGCGCAGCGGCTTAGACGAATTCTTCTCCCGGTTTGCATTTTCCTCTGGACAGCATCCTATGCTGTCCGATAGTATCTCCATGTCGGTCGCGAGGGGCGATCGGCAGGACGGAGGAGACGATGAACCAGGAGATGGTGCGGTGCGATCGGTGCGGGCGGACGGCGCGGTACGATGAGCGGGCCGAGGACCCGGAGGCCATCACCCATGACGAGACGGGGCACGGGCTGGTCTGCGTCGCGGACTGCCCGAGCGACGCAGAGATCCAGGGGCTCCGCGGCGCCGCCGGGCAGGCCGGCGATCTGGAGCAGGTCGCCATCTGCGACCGGGCGCTGGGCGGCGACGAGGCCGCCCGGACCGAGTGCGCCCAGGTGATCGCAGACGCGCGCGCGATGGAGGACGAGTGACCTCCCGGCGGCAGCCCCGGCGCACCCCCCGCAGTCGCAGTCTCGGGGGTGAGCCCCTGACGATCCCGCTCTCCCCGGCCGAGCGGGGGGAGATCCGGGCCGCGGCCGGAGAGATCCCCGAAGCGACTTGGGCGCGCGCGGAACTGCTCCGCGCCGCCCGCCAGCGGCCCCGGTAGGGGCAGGAGGAGATCGTGCACAAAAAGACCGTCGGCATCGACGTGAGCCGCGACGAGCACCGCGTACGGATCGTCTGTCTCCGCTGCGCCGGGGGGCGCGACCGCGCGGAGGGTGAGGCTGTGCGCGAGGGAGACGAGTGGGGAGGAGAGGAGTGCCGCTGCGCCCGCTGCGGCCGGCAGATCCCCGGCGTCCGGCTGGTAGCCTCGCGGCTGTAGCGCAGCAGTTCCCCGCCCCCGGCGCCCGCGGCCGGGGCTCACGCTTCCGCCCCGCACCTCGGACATTCCACCGCCCCCGCCTCCGGGGGCGGAATCACGAGGGCCCGGCAGCGGGGACACTGGCGGGCGCCCGCGAGGGCAACCGCCCACTCGCTCCTCGCAGAGAATGCAGAGTACCGGCCGGGGCGCGTGCGCCTATCGAACCTTCGGCTCAGCGAGTCCCGCGCCGATCGCGCGCCGGGCGCCTCTGGCGGGAGCGCCCCACTCCCCTAGGCCCGCTTCGTGTCCTTCTCTGGGTCGTAGTTGATCCACCGCCGGAGGCCCTCGATGACCACCATCAGCAGCGGAACGAACAGCTCCCAGAGCACCTTCTGCATCCCAGGCTCGGGCTGGAAGTTGGTCACGAGGTAGGTCAGCGCCTGGATCAACAACGCCGCGACCGCCACGAGCGCGGTCTTCCCCATCTTCTTGAGGATGTTCTCCCACATAGCTCTTCTCCTTTCGGCGCTACCGCGCCATCCACGCCCGCCACTTCTCCGGCGGGCCCGCCGTCTCCAACCAGAGCACGACCGTCCTCGTCCCCGCGCGAAACGCCCGGTGCATCCGCGTCCCGCTCCAGCACGCCGGCCCGAGCGGGTAGTCGCAGCGCCACGCGCTCCACTCCGGCGGCACGAGCAGCGTGCGCGATCCGTCCGGGTGTCCGACGCAGACCGCCGCGTAGGCGTAGTCCACCATCATCGACGCCGCAGTGACCACCCGCGCCCACTCGGCCCGGCGCGACGCCGGCCAGCTCGATGGGATCACCGCGTGGACGATCTCGACCAGCTCGGAATCCGGCACGACGAACCGCTCGAGGGTCTCCGTGATCCCGACGCGCTGGTCGCGCCCGTCCCACCAGTCGCGGAACACGGGCGAGAGCGGCGGCTGCCAGCCCCAGTGCTCGGACTTCCAGCCATTCAACCTCCGGCCGTAGTAGCTCATCGGCCAGTCGCCCGAGAGCATGAAGATCGACGGCCGGGGCAGCGCCTGGCGCCACGAGGAGAAGATCCCGCTCATGGCGTTGTACTTCTCCCACTCCCAGGGCTGTCTGGCATAGATCGCGTCCCAGCCGTAGAGCGAGCCGTAGTGGTCGTCGGGTTCGCCGTCGCTGTCGTAGTCGATCCAGCGCCAGTTCGGATCCCACCCGTCGACGCACGGCCAGGTGTCCAGGATCACACCGTGGTAGGCTGACGTGAACGCCTCGGACCGGAGCAGCGCGGGGATCCGTCGCTGGCACCACTGCGCATAGGTGAGCCCGCGCGCGGAGCCACGCGTGCCGAGCGGGCAGGCGGACGTGAGGTTGAGATAGCGCCGCCCCCAGATCAGCGGGACGAGGCTGCCGTCGATGCGCCGGTAGAACCACTGCGGGTTCCGCCACGCCGTCCAGGTCGTCAACTCCTCGATGCCCCACGCCGTGTCGGGGAGCTGCCACGCCGCGAGCGGCTCCGGCCGCGCCCCGCCGAAGGTCAGATTCTGCAAGATCCGCACGCCCGGGTGCGCCGTCCGGATCTGTCGGGCCAGCGCCGCGTGGTGGACAGAGCAGAGCAGGTCATACCGCCCGCACTCGGTCAGCTCGCGCGCGTCCAGCCGGTGATCGGTGGTGTAGATCATCTCCGGCTGCGGATCGTATAGGCACAGGCGCGGATAGTCGCGGGCGGCGAGGGTCGGAGACGCGCACAGACACAGCAGCAGCAGCCACCTCATGGCTCACACCTCCACGGCAGGGCGGCCAGCAGCTCGCCCGCCAGCTCGCACGCGCCGCCGGCACAGCGCGCGAGGAAGCAAAGTGCCCAGAGGAGCGAGGCGCAGCCCGGTCCGGGGCCGCAGCTCCTCCTCGAGCGGAGGCCAGGCCGGCGTCTCCCCGCCCCACGCGGCCTCGATCGTGATCGGCGCCTCGATGTGGCCGAGATCCACGAGCCGTCGCCAGCGTCCGCCCCAGCGGAAGCCGAGGCCCTCCGCGATCAGGCCGACGACCAGATACTCCGCCTCGTCCGCGTGCGTCCGTCCGCTGAGGTAGCAGCCGACCACATCGTCGCGTAGCAAGAAATCCACCGCGTAGGCGCGGGGCGCGTTGGACTGCGGATCGCGCACGTTGTGGAAGCTCAGCCCGGCCCGCGCGAAGGATCGGCCATCCGCGAAGGCGGCGGTCTGTTCGAGCTGCCCGCGATAGGTGCAGGTCACGTCGATCCGCAGCGGCTTGCCGAGCCGCCGATAGCGCGCCTCGAGCAGATGGAACCGCTCGCGCGTGCTGGCGTCGAGGTGCGCGGGGTCGCGGCTGCTCATGGCGTCATCCACGCCCGCAGCGCCAACAGAATGGTCACGACGCCCACCGCGTTGATCGCCCCGAGTACACCGATGATCTGCCAGCGAAACCCTTCGACCCTGCGCATCCGATTCTCCATGTCGATCCAGTGTTGATTACACGGGCCGCCCGCCGCGTGCTGCTCGCGGAGATCCTCGACCGTCTGTTGCAGTCTCCCGTACTCCACGCGGCCGTTACCCGATTGTGGGACGTCCATGTGATCACTCCAAGAATCGAATCAGCCCCCGGTACGCTCGCTCTCCCTCGATCTCACAACGCGGCCCGACGCACACCAGATCCGTGCGGATCGTGTGCCTCTCGATCAACTCCTCGATCACCTCTTGCCGCACCAGCAGCCCCACCTGCGCGACCTAATCCGGCAGGTTCTCCACGACACGCCGCAGCCGCCGCGTGCGAACCTCGACGCCGGCGAAGGTCGTCGTTTGCGATTGCTCGGAGATCGTGACGACGACCTCGTCCGGTTCCAGCACCGCGTCGAGCTCCGAGCCGTCGAGGCTCGCGACCTTGATCTGCCGGCCGGTCAGATTGCGGATGGTCTGGGCCATGTCGACTACCTCCAGAGGTTCTTCCGGCCGACGAACAGGAACAGGTGCGTCGTCGTGTCGGAGACGCAGCAGGAGTGGGTCAGGACGACGATCGAATCGGTCTTCGCGAAAGCGTGGTAGGGTCGCGTGACAAGGTGGGCAGCCGACCCTCCCGGCGGATCCTCTTCCGGCGTGCCGGTCGGGTCATAGAGCCCCGAGCGCGCCGGAATCACGACCCACGACGAGTCGATCCCGGCGACGTAGTAGGCGATGCGTTTGGTGCCATCCAGGCGGAAGTCCGCGAAGAAAAACGGCGTGTTGACCGTGACATCGCTGCCCCAGGCCGTGCCGGTGAGCGAGGTCGTGTTCGAGCTCCCGTCCGAGATGACGACGGAGCCGACCTGCCCGGCCGTCCCGGCGACGATCTCGCCGCCGCGCACGCGGGCGTCGCCCTTGACCGTCAGCGAGTCCATTCCGGTCCCGTCGCCCACGGTGAGCGTGCCGCTGGTGCGGGCCGTGGCGAGCGCCGTGAGTCCGGTCACAGTCAGCCCAGCCTTGACCAGCGCACCACCCGTCACGCCGCCCTTGCCCACCCGGAGCGAGTCGTCCACGATCGCAGTCGCGGCGTACAAGTGGTCGCCGGAGACGAAGGTCCCCGCCACAACTTCGCCCGTGGACTCCAGCGACCCGACCGTCGCCCCGCCCGTGACCGCCAGCGCCGCCGCGGTCAGCAGCGTGTCCACCGTCACCGAGTCCACGACAACGTGCCCCAAGAGCCACGTATACAGCCCGGCATCGTGGGGCGCGATGTAGGAGGAGAACAGCGTTTCCGGCACGGCGACAGACCGCTCCACGTCCAGCCGGTTGGCCGAAGTCACGATCGACGGCCCCCACAGCGCGATCGTCTCCATGTCCGTGATTACGGAATCGGGATCGCCGCCTGTCTCGTAGAACGTGTAGGTGTAGGTGGAATCCGGCATGAACTTCCACCTGCTGTACGGGCCGCCGACGTAGGCACATGCCTTGCCCTTTCCTGCCGTGTCAGGGTCCGCGGGGTAGGCCCAGATCACGCCGGACGTGTCGCGGATGACCGCCGTCGCTCCGCTCTCGGTCGTGCGCCGCGCGGTGAAGTAGTAGGCCGGCGGGGACGGCCCCGCGAACACCGGTGCGACCGCTGCTAGAAGTAGCCCCAAGATGACCAGTCGCCGACTCATGTCATTCTCCCTCTAGGAACGCTTCGTCTTCCGCGTCGCGGCCGCCCCACATCCCGCCCCGGGTCATGTCGCCGACCCAGTACGGCAGGCACGTCGCCGTGATCTCCTGCACGATCACGCCAGAATAGCTCCGCTGTTCGTTCCGCTCACAGGTCCAGTAGATGGATTCCCACGTCGCGCCGGGCCCCCAATGCACCGGCTTGGACCCCAGCACCGTTTCAAGGTCGTTGGATAGCCGGAACACGTGACCCGGCCAGAGGTCATAGAGCGCGGGCGTGGCAGTCATGCGCAGGGTGATCGGGGGCTCCCACTCCCGCGCGAGGCGGTACATTCCCTGCGCCACCGCAACGTGCGCGAGTTCGGTGTCCGCCATGTCCACCGTCACCTTGTCCCGCGCGCCGAACCGCTCGACCGAGAGCGCGCACAGTTGCGCCGCGGTCAGCCCGGAGCTGTAGGGCAGCACGCCGCCATAGCCCCACGCCGCGCCGAGCCCATCGTCCGAACCGGCCACGCTGGCCTTCGCCGTCCGCGGCACCGCGCCCCGATAGAGAACTTCCAGCTCGTTGACGACGCCGCCCGTATCCCCGCGCGACGTGTCCACCTGCGGCACGCCGTCGACCGCCACGATCCGGCGGCGCACGTCGATCGGGGTCAGCGAGTCATACCACCGACTCGCGGGCATCCCCGCCACCGGGAACCAGTGGAAAAACCCGTACTTGCCGTTGGGCATCCGGCGCACACTCAGGTCCAGGCATCCATCCGCCAGGGCAGCGATGAGGTCCTCTACGCTCGTCCGCTCGCGCGTCTGGCGATTCATCGCCCAGGAATGCGTGGTCGCCCCGCCAGAGAACCACGCCGCGATGGACGCCCGCGCGGCGGTGTACGATCCGAACTCGCCCCCCGTGGCAATCTCGGAATCTTCCACGGCCCCGTAGTTCTGTAGCACGTGTCGGACGGCATGGAGCGGGTCGGTCAGGATCGCATTCACCGTCCCGGTGAAGGTCCCCACGTCGTCCCGGTAGATCGTGTTCGCCACCCGGATCTGCGTGCCCCGGGCCTTCGTGAACCCGCCAAGCTGCGCCCGCCGCCGCCGGGGCCGGATCAGCCCGCCGGGTCCCCACGGATGCATCCGCGAAGCGAACTCGAAGGCGTCCGCGAACATCCGCTCGGGATCGGTCGCGACGCCGGTCACGTTGCTGTTGCCGATGAACCGCCCCCAAAACCCGGTACTGTCCTTCACCAGCGCCGTTGACGGCTCCCGGTTCACTTCGCAGCCGACCAGAAGAACCACGGCCGCGAGCTGCGTAGATGCCGCCGCCTCCCCGTTCGTCACCTTGAGCAGCAGCGGCTTGTTCTGCGCCCATGCCGTGGCGGTGTAGAGTTTCTTGTCCGGGTTGCCAGCGTGGTTGACGCTGCTCGAGGTGAACTCCCACCGATGGAGCCGCGTGCTGTTCCATCCGGTGTCCTGGTCTGCCCCGGTCATGTACGGGATGTTGACCTGATGCAGCTTCGCCTCGAGCGCCGTCCGTGGCGGCGCCAGCGTCCCCGTCGCTCCGAACAGGGTCGAGCCGTCCGCGTTCGCGAAGGTCAACGTCTGCGTGGCGCTCGTACTCGGCAGGTTCGCCCCGTTCGGCCGGACGAAGAGCGCGACGACCTTCAACCCGACCGGCTTGAACGGCCCCTCATAGTCCGATCCCGCGGTGTTCCCCGCGTCCGTGCTGTTGCAGGAGATCCGGCCGAGCGCCGACACAGACGGGATCTCGAAGTTGACCGTGGTACCGGGCGCCAGGACGGCATACGTATCCGGGTTGCCGTCCACGGCCTTCTGCAAGTTGTCCACCGATCCCTCGCCCACCGGCCGCGGGATGATCGGCACGTAACACCAGGGCGTGTTCCCGAAATGCACCCAATGGCAGTATTGGTCCTGCCCCATGCTCCCGTCGGTCCCACCGTAGCCGTTGCCGCTCGCGTCGTACCAAAGGGAGTAGGCGTAGGCGAGGGTGCCGTCCAGGTCGATGTACGCCGCGGCGTAGGATGAGGACGCGCGCGAAACGTAGTCGGAGGCGTCGGTATAGGCCGCGACGACGCTGGAGGCGTTGCGCTGCGCCTTCGGCACCGCTTCGGCCAGCGGTATCTTCCAGCCGAACACGCCGCCCGCATAGAGCATCCAGGCCGGCATCGTCCAGGGGACGCCCGGAACAAAGTTGCCGTGCGTGATCGGGAACGGCTCCCCGGCGAACTCCTGGTACGCCCGCTCCCCGGAAGCCAGCGCACCCTCGCCCACAACCCGCTTCGGCGCGAGCGCGAGCTGGAACGTGTTGCGCTGCTCACACTCCATCGTCACCGAGTTCAGCCCCGCGTTGGTGATCGCCCGGATGGCCGCAACCATCTCCTGCGCCGTGGTCGTTGTCGTCGTGTCGTCCGACCGGCCCTCGAGAAAGAGCGTGACCGTCCCCTGCGCGTAGATGTTTGGGTACGTGCGCAGCACGTCGGCGAGAGAGGCGTGCGAAGTGCCAGTCGTGTCCCCGTCCTCGCCCGCGTAGACGGCGAAGGGGCCGTGCTGGTTCAGCAGCAGCGCGAAGCGCGACTCGCCGCCCGCGTCGCAGACGACATCGGAGACGAACAGGATCTTCGGCTGGTACGTCGCGCCAGCCACCGCACGCAGCCCCGCGGAACAAAGGAACATCCGCTGCCGCACGCTCTGGTGATACCACTGGACGACGGCCAGATAGCCCGTCTGCGAGGCGGAAAGCGTCTTGATGCCGTGGGCCATGACTTAGCCCCGCGTCGGCGACTCAAACGTGATGGTGGCGGAGACGCGCCCGCCCGCGTGAGTGATCTGCCACAGCAACGGACCGGACGGCACGAGGTAGTACCCGGTACGGTTGGTGTCGTTGTCCCAGTCGTCGAGCGTCAGCCAGACGCCCTTGTACCAACCCGGGTTCGTGTAGAGCGCGTCGGTGGCGGCGTCGTAGGAGTTCTGGATCTTCCACCACTCGTAGTCGGTCCCGCCCGCACCCGCGCCGCGCATCAGCTCGAAGTTGAGCTCCCACGCTTGCGACCCACGCCCGTAACGCGACCGATGCACGAAGCCGCCGGCCGTGCGCAGATCGGACTGCGCCGGGATGATGCCCCGGCCAATCGGGCGCTTCAGTCCCAAACTGGCCTCATTCGCCAGCAGCAACGCGCCATAGTTCGCGCCGTTTGCGGTGGCCCCGGCGCTGTTCACGCCGTAGTCGGCCAGCAGGCTGATCTCTCCGATTGTGATGGCGGCTGACGCACCGGAGATGGCGAACTTCCAATACTGGTGCTGACCGAGGTTGACGATCCTCACGAAGTCGCCGTTGCCCGAGACCGTGATGGAGTCCACCTGCGTATAGGTCCCGGCGGCCGTCGTGGCCCAGGAGACCGTGATGGTCGCGCCGTTGAGGTTGTGGTTGGCGAGCGCCCAGCCGATCGCTGCATAGGCCGTGCTCTGGCCCCAGACGAAGATCCCACTAGTGGCCCCGGCGCTCCAGCGATTCGCAACGTCTCCGTCCAGAGCATTCGGGGCGGTGGCAAAGCCGGTGGACCCAGAGTACACCTGAGCGTACTGCCCGCGCATAAGATCCTGCGTGTACAGCTTGGGCGTTGCCATATCAGCCCCGCGCCCTGCGCCACGCGAGGTTCATGCTCTTTGCGCCGCCGAGATCCTTGTCGCCACCGAAGGAGCCGGTGAAGAGAGCGGAGATGAAGCCGCCGCCACCCGCCAGACTTCCGGCCAAGCTCATGGCGATCTTTTCCGAAAGCGCCTTTAGGATGTTGTTCGTGAAGTAGTCGAGGAGGTAGTTACCCAACTCGTCTACCCCGCGCTTGCCGGCCTGGAACGCCCCGTAGATCCCGTCCTCGAGCACCTCAGCGATCTTCGCTTTTCTCAGCAGCTCCTTCGCCTCTTTGGCGAACTTCTCCACCTCGTCCAAAGCGTCCTTGCCACCGATCGAGAAGAGCTCATACTTGTCGAACGGCTTGGAGTAGAACACTTCGCGCATGGACATCGGCTGACGGTAGCCGGCGTCTCTCTCGGCCGGCATCTCCATCGGGCCGGTAGTCCGGGGCAGCCCCGGGATCGGGATAGCGCCGATGCCGGAGCGGATGCCGGGCATCACGTTTGTGTAAGTGAAGTGGACGCCGGGGAGCTTCGTGATTCCGACGCCGAGGGCGGTCTGGAGTGAGAGGATCTCCTGCTGCTTCGCGACAAGCTCAGCCCTCAGTCGCGTTGCCTCCCTGTTCCAGCGCTCCCGGCCACCCGGGACCGCCCCGAACCAGGGCGCGTTCGCCTTCCGTTCCGCCTCCGCGATCTTCTCGATCAGTTCGAGCCGCTCCTCGAGCGCCTTCGTCAGATCTTCCTTGGTCGTCTCGGACACGCTGGGGATGTCGCTCAGCTCCCCGTACCGCCCGGATTGGTTCGCCTGCTCCACGAGCTTCGCAGTCGCCTCCTCCGTCGCCTGCTTCAGCTCGCGCTGCCGGTTCACGAGCGCGCCGATGGCAGTAGCGAGCGCGCCAGCCCCGATCAGCGCCGCGCCCCACGGACCGGTCAGCCCCATCGCCAGGTCGCCGCCAACGGCGAAGATGCGCGCGAGGACCTCGCCTTGGATGCCGAGTCGCTGGAACTGCCCAGTCGCCATGCCCACCACGGTCGCGTACCGGGCCAGGCGCTCGCCGCCCAGAGTCACCGAGCGGGCCGCTTGCTCCGTGACGGCGGCGACCTTCACCTGGGCCGTCCGCTGCTGCTCGAGTAGCTGAGACACCCGGCCCTGTGTCAGCGATTGCGCCCATCGGTCAAAGGATGACTGCATCTTCGTGGCCGTCACCGTCGCGGTCGTGCCCAGCCGGACGATCCGGCTCTCTGTCTCCTGGATGCCTCGGTTGGCCTCTCCGCCGGCGTACACCGCCTGGATCGCGAGCGCGTTGTAGCTCACCGGAGCCCCCCCATCATCGCCGCGACCAGCGCCGTGCGCGTCGACCGATCCTCAGCCTCCAGCTTGCCCAGTACGGCCCAGGTCCAGATCGGCAACTCCTCGCGCGCCAGCGGCATCCCGCCGCGCAGAGCATTCCGCAGGTCCATCACGACGACCGTCTCCGGGTGCAGGCCCGTGCGCTTGCCGCACGTCTGGCACACACCGTCCACCCAGCGGCACCAGTCCGGCATCGGGCACGCGCCCCCCACGAAGATCGTGTCCTCGTGAAGATCGCCAGCCCGAACCTTGTCGTCGTGTTCACGCGCATCGAGGTCACTGCGGATCAACCGCCACAGGCGCTCGAAAATCCCGAAAGGTCAGGTCGATCGCGACCGTGACCCCCGTCGTGCCCATCAGGTAGCACGTGTTCTCCCGCACGTATGCCGATCCGCCCGGGATCTCGTTCCCCTCCTTGTCCTCCACGTGCAGCAGCAGCGGCTCGAGCAGTTGCTGGCACTCCTCATGCACGATCCGGTCAAGCCCCTCTTCGTCCTTCGCCTGCACAGCCCGTTCGCGACGCGTGTTCCAGGCGCGCAGGGTGGCGTGCTCCTTCGGCGTCGGCTGGCGGAAGACCAGCACGTTGTCATTCAGAAGCGGAACGCCTACCGTGCAGTCCAGTGGATTCATTCGCCTCTCCTAGCAGTAGTCGTAGTCGTCGCCGTTCTTCAACCACATGTAGGCAACGTTGTAGTCTGTCCCGGCGTAGGTCTTGCGCGCAAGGAAGCTGTAGTCGTAGACCTGCAGGCCGGGCCCCGAACCGCCGCCTGGATTCTCCGTGAGCACCGCGAGCGGCACCGTGATCTGCTCACCGTAGTTCGCGATGTTGCCCGCCACGTCGATGATGACGCAGTATTCCTTCTGCGACGCCGCCGTGCGTACCGCGTTCGACCGCAGCAACGCCTCGATGTCGGCCCCGTGCTTCATCTTCAGATTGACGCGGACTTCCTGCGAGTCCACGAACGGCGCTGCGAGGTACACGCCGGCCGCCGTGCTCGTTCCGGTCTGCGCGTCGGTCTTGCTCCTGTTGTCGATCACGAACTCGCCGCTCTCGACGTACTGCGAGATGTCCACCTCGGTGCCGACCAAATCAGGGAACGCGCCCGCGCTCGCCGCCGTGGACTGCGTGCCGTCCCACGGCGACTGCCCGGCCGTCGTGGCCGCCTGGAGCCGCACCCGGATCTTCGACGCCGGGATGTAGTACGCCGCGTTCGTCAAACTCGCCTCGGTCTGCGTCGTCGCCACCGCCGTCTCGCCGCTCCCGATCAGGCCCACCGAGATCTTCGCGAACCCGGTCGAGCCCCACGAGAACGAGAACCGGTCCACCGCGACGGAGACGAACCGCACGTCCACGTCCGTGTCCGCCGTCGCGCCGTTCAGGTGCTCTTCTAGCGTCATGGCCTTCGTGTAGAACGGCTCGTTCGGGAACGGGCCAGTGTGCAGGTATGGCCCCGACCCTGACTTGGTGTCCACGCCACCGAACGCGCGCCAGCCGAACAGGCCAAGCGACTCCAGCGACGCCCAAACCGTGAAGTCCTGCCGCATCGACTTGTCGACGACGATGCGCTTCCTCTCCGCCATGCCGGTGTTGCCGCTGGCGTACTCCCGGTCGCTGAGCTGATTGTTCGAGATCTCGAGCCGCGGCGAGCTGCAGTCGTGCTCGAGCACGTGCGTCAGCGTCCCCGCCGTGCCCCACGCCGCTGCTACCGCAGACGCATACAGCCGCCGGCCACTCCCCGGCCTCAGTCCGCCAAATGCCATTTCATCCCTCCGGGTAGGCGACCGTCACGGTGACGGTGCAGATCGTTTCGACGACGTACGGGTTGTGAGGCAGAATCTCCGGCGGCTGGATCTCCCAGCCGCTCACGAGTACCTGATGGGCCGACGAGAGAAACGCAGCCGATCCGTCCACCGAGCGCAGCAGCGCGCCAATCCGGTGCGCGATCTTGCGCGACGCCGAGAACGTCGCGGCCGGAGTGTTGCCCTCGCAGATCACGCGAAACTGCACCTCGTGGTCGAGCTCTGCGAACCGCGTCCCCGTGATCCGCGCCCCGCCCTCGCGCACGCGATAGCCGATGTAGGGGCACTTCCCCGCCCACAGTTCCGGCGCTTCATCATCCACCTGCGGCGGCTCCGCCTCGCGCGTGACGACGCTGTACGTCCCGCCGGTCTTGAGGCAGGCGTCCGCGTCGAGCGCGGTCTGGATCGCCGCTTCGATCGCAGCGCCGAAGTCTTGCCAGGTCACACGCGGCCTCTATCGCGGATGAGCCTCTGCCAGTACGATCGGCAGTGGCGCATCAGCGCCAAGTTGTCCTCTGACGTGAAAAACAGTGGGTTGCGGTCCAGCTCTTTCAGCGCGTGCTTCGCGTAGTCTGGCAGGTCGCCGCCGATCCGCAGAATCTGTCCGCCATTGGTGCCGACGAATGCGCTAGAGATAATACGCGGCCGTGCGGTCAGGATCGCGTTCTTCAGCGCGCCAGTGTCCATGTTGATGACGCTCTGCGTGGTAACGCGCTTCCCGCTCGGGCGCTTCTTGCCCTTTACGGTACGCTTGTAGTCGCCCGCCTTCTCCAACTTCACCATCGGCGCAATGCGCACGGCCCTGCCCTTGACCCACTTGATCCGGTCGCCCGTGTGCGTGTACTTCCGCTTCATTCGCGGCACCCCGCCCCAGGCTGGCACCTCGACGCCATCGGTCTTGCGCGTGTACTGCGGCTTCATCCCGGCCCACTTCCGACCCCGGAACGTCCCGCCCCCGGCCCGGACCGCTGACCAGTCCGTCGTGACCGTCGCCTTCCACTCCGCATAAAATGCCGTCAGCGGCTGGCGCCCGTCTCGGGCCCGCGCCCCAATCCGCCGCAGCGCGTCGCGGAGCTCCTTGCTGTCAACGGAGAGCCCGATCATCAGCCCCTCACGATCCGGCCCCCGGCATACGTCGGGGGCAGATCAATCTCCACCTGCTTGAGGTAGCTGTACTGATAGGAGACCTTGTGGCCGTCCACGATCTCAGCCGTGAGCCGCGTCAGCACCCAGCCCCGGTTCTCCACCTTGTAGCCCACGACGAAATCGACGCCATACTCGTAGCCCGCGATGGTGACCGACGCCGGGATGACCGTCTTCGGAGACGCCGCGAGCTTGTACTCGTCGTCGTCGAGCGGATCGGTCCCGAAGGTCATTGCCTCGTCGGTGACCTGGACCAGCGAGAGCTGCGGCGTCGTCGGGTCCGGGTCCATGATCGCCGCCAGGAGCCGCTCGGCCTGCTCGAACATGAACTGGCAGGGCGACACGTCGGAAAAGCGATTCGTCGCACCCAGCGTGAGCCACGCCAGCCACGCCGTGAGCATCGCCGCGGGAGTCTGTAGCTCCACAGGCGTCGCGGGCGTTGCCGTCACGTCGGGGAACGGCGTCCAGTACCGAGGCGACAGGCGCGCATCTAGCAGAGCCGCCGCCTCGGTCTTGTACGCCGCGAGTGTCAGACCGTGCGAAGACGGCAGGAACCGATTGGCTTGCGCGTCCGAGCAATAGGCAGACACGGGCCTGGCCTACTTCCCCGTCTTCGGCATCGGGGGACCCGGCTCGGTCGCTGGCATGTTCAGCGCGCGCCTCACGTGCTTCGCCTTCCAGGCCGCGATCTCGGCGTCCGTGGCGGGGCGCCACTGGTAGCCCGTCCCCTCGCTGACCGCCTTCCCCTTCACCCGCGTCTGCACGATCGCTCCACAGCGCAACGCGATGTCCCGCGACATCGACACCGTGCGGCCCTTGGGATTAACGAACCAGAGAACATCGTCTGCCATGAGATCCTTCCTTCGAGGCGGGGACGACCGCAGCCGCCCCCGCGCCCGGGTTGGGGCGTGGACTAGCTCACGATCTCCACGCCGCACGCATCGCGCAGTTCGGCGACGCCATACAGAACGTCGATGTTGAGCTGCATGCCGACGTGGGACATGTTGTACATGCCGGTGACGCGCAGCACGAGGCCGGACAGCGGGTCCTGCATCGTGGCGCTGAGCGCACCAGGGTTGTCCTGCGGGAGGCCGCGCATCGCCAGGATGATGGCCTCCTTCTGGAACGCGAGGTTGTGCGTGATCCCGCCGGAGCTCGGCACGAGCTGCGACATCCACACGTCGAACCCGCTGAGCCGCCCGATCGCGCCCTCAGCCACCGCCCCCGGCTTCGCGTTGGCGAAGTAGGCGCTCAGATCCGAATCGCCGAGCAGCGCCTTCTCGTCCTTCACGGACAGGACGATGTTGCGGTCGGTCATCGGGGCCTTGTTCGTGTTGAGCGTCTGCCGCGCCGAGAGGATGGTGTCGTAGCTGATGTCCGTCCCGGCCGTCCCCACGTCCGTAGAAGAGAAGGTCGCGTAGAGCGCGAGCAGGTCCGTGTCGATCTGCTCCGCCAGCACGCGGACCGCCTCACGCACGTAGGAGTCACGGAGCGACGGCATCGCCTGCGCCCGCGCGATGTCCTCGATGATGATCGGGACGATGTAGTGCTTGTCGAGCGTTACCGTGATCGTCGCCTCGTTCGTGGGCGCCTGCGCCGTCACGCCGGTGTCGGCCACCTTCGGGACCGCGGTCAGCGTGCCGGCGTACGGGATGTTCAACTTGTCACCAACCGTGAACGCAGCGACATCTGTGTCGCGCGTCACGAGCTTGGCGATCGTGATGTTCGACCGGAGTGCGTTCAGCGCCTCGGCCGCCCAGAGCTCCGGGATGAAGGGATCGGCCTGTGTTGCTGTGATGTTCGGCACTGTCTAGTTCTCCTATCTCCGGCCGCGGCGCCCGCGCTTACCGCCGCGTCTGCGCGGCCAGGATCTCCGCCCTGTACTTGTCGTATTCGCCCCGAGCGACCACTTCGCGGATGCGCTCGGGGGTCCATCTCGTGTCCGTCACGCGCCCCGAGGGAGATCCGGGCTGTGACGCGGGCACCTGACTGAGCAGGTTCGGATGGTCCGCGAGGAGCCTCCTCACCGCCTCCGTCGCGTCTTCCGGCGTCTCCACCCCCTCAACGAGGCGGGCATAGCTCGGCTTGCTGCCCTGCAGAACGAGCTGGTCCTTGATCGCCTGCTCACGGTCCCGCTTCGCCAGCTCCGCCTGCCAGTACGCATCGCGCTCCGTCACAGCCCTATTCGTCGCGTCGGCGATGGCCCGCTCGTGCTCGCTCAGCTTGGCCTGCTCGATCTCGCCGAGCTTGGCCTGCAGCTTCGCCAGTTCAGCCTCTGCCCTCTCCCGCGCACGGCGATCCCTCGCGTTGATCGCGTTCAGTTCATCCTGCGTGAACCGCCTCTCGCCGGTGTCACCGGCCCCCGCGGTCTGGGTCTGCGCCGAAGCAGGTTCCGGCGCGGTGCCCGCGCTGTTGCCCGGCGCGGTCGGGGTATTCGGATCAGGCATCATGTCCTCACTGTTCGCCCCGGCGCTGCGCGGCCGGTCGCGTGGTGCGTGCGCCGGGTTACTTCCGGCCGAGCACCTTGATCTTCAGGTTCTCAACCGGATCCGCCTTGTCGTCGTTGTTCACGATGACGCGCAGGTGCGTGCCGATGAATCCGTAGGCATAGGCAGACCCGCCGCTCGCGAGCAGGGAGAGCGCCTTCGCGTATTGGATCTGCGGGTCCTTCGACGGATCTCCGTTCATCTGCGCAGCGGTCACGAGGTCGGTCCAGTACGTTCCGTCGATGGAGTGCTGGATGCTCACCTTCGCGCTGTCGCCGTCGTACTGCACGAACACGGACAGGTCGGTCATCCTCCCGATGTCAACCACCGCCGACGTGTCGATGACCGACACAGCCAAGGAATCGCTCATCACCTCGGTCTTCACCGTGCGCGCCGCTCCCCACTGCGCATGAGCCGGCAGGGCGAAGCACGCCACGATTCCCACGGCCAAAGCCGTGAGCAGCCACTTCTTCATGTCCACGATCTCCTTTCTGTGCGTTGCTCTGTACATGCTTCTACCAGGCTCTCTCCGGCGGCCGGTCGCTTGCTATCGGCTCTGGTAGTGGATGAACGCGGCCTTGAGGGCCGTGATCGCGGCTCCGGTGTTGTTCGTCACCACGAGCCGCAGATGCGGGGCTGGAGTCACGGGAGCCCACCTCGTGTTGTCCCCGATCGCCGTTGCCGCCATCACACGCGGCACGATCTGATATACGCTCGCTGTCGGCGTTGGCACAGCCTCGGGCAGCGTCAGGTCCACCCAGTTGGTCGCATCCATCGAGCCTTGCAGCTTGAGCGTGATCCCTCCCGTGCCCATGCCGTTGCGGAAGCCGATCACGAACGAGGTCGCCTCAGTGTCTGCCCAGTTGACCGCCGTCGTCGTCCACGAGGCGCCGTTCGCCAGGGAGGAGAACGAGTACATCTTCGTCTTGGCTTCGGCCGAAGACGTGAGCAGACAGGCCGCAACCATGAGGGCGGCAACCTTCATCAGTCCACGCACGTGATGCCTCCCTTCAGGCCGCTAACGGCGTTGGAGTCCGCGGCCACGGAGTCGGGCACCGCGGTCATGTTCGTGAACCGGGCGCGCAACCACGGGCCAAAGCCGTGCTCTGCCACGCCGGCAGAGTCCGCGGCGGCAGTGATGATCTTCGAGTACCAGACACCGGATGAGTCGTCCTGCCCGAGGTAGTCGCCCGCCAGCGCAGGCACAGCGAACCACGTGAGGTAGTCGATGCTGCGCTCCACCACGACGGAACAGGAGTCGCCGGACCACTGCGCGTACAGGAACACCCGCCCACATGTCCCGACGTTGACCGGCCCGATCGTGTCCACCGCGGCATTCACGGCGAGCGTGTCCCCGGTGTAGCCTCCACCTCCGTGCACTCCGTCCTGCTGCGTGACGGGCAGCGTCCCAGCGATTGCCAGCCCCCAGCCGCACAGCGCGGCCAGCAGCAGCACCGCAAACCATCGCTTCATGCGGCTACCTCCTCCTTCTCGCGCTCAATCACGAACTTCGGGTTCTTCTGCGTGACGCCCACACCCTTGGGCACGGCCAGCAACGTGCAGCGGCAGTTCATTACGTGCCGCGGAGGACGCCCGAACTCGCTCTTGTCCCACCACTCGAGGGGATGCGGACCCTGCCGACTGGCGCGGTAGCAGATCTCGCTCTGCCGGTCGTCCGGCACACCGACCGACACGTACAGCGAGAGCCCGGCCTCTTCGCCGATCCGCACGCCCGCGTCGGCGTACAACTCCGTGAGCTTCGTCCGAGTGAACGCGCGCGCGAAGTCCTCCGCGTTGAGCCGTCCCGCGATGTCCAGCCGCGACAGGTCATCGGTCACGCTCTTGGCGACCGTCGCCCAAGACTCGCCCGTCATGGCCGCCCGGGTGAACTGCGCCTGCAGCGCCCGCTGCGTACGCGTCCACTCGTCCGACCACTCCCCCGCCCAACGATCCATGTATGGCTGCGAGATCCGCAGCAGCCGGCGGTCCGTCAGTCCCCGCTCGAAGTGCTCGCTCACCTCGATCACCCGCTCCGCCGTGCGCCGGCCGAACACGTCGTCGGCGATCTCCTTCGTCTGCCGGGCCCGCGTGCGCCAGACGGTGGGCACGTGCTCCTCGAGGACATCCATCAGGTCCGCATCGCTGCGCGTGACGATCCGGCGGATAGCCTGAAGGAGCCGCGTCGCCTGCTTCTGGTCCGCGGCGCCATCGGCCCGGAGGAGCTCGCGGACGATGCGCCCCTCCACCCGGCGCGCGATCAGGGCCAGCTGCTCGCCGCTCGTGCCGTTCATGCGCGCGAGCTGCGCGCGGTACTTCCCGATCAACGCCTCGAGCTGGCGCGCATCGAGAGGGCGGAGACTCACGGGCCACCCCCGCCGCCCATCTGCTCATAGCCCGACTTGCCGCTGTCGGGGGGCGGCACGCTGGGCTCTTCGTCCTCGGGCGGCACCGGCGGCGGCGGTGTCGGCACATCCGCGTCGGTCCCAGGTTTTCTGGCCCCCGGCTCGTCTCGGTCCTGCGCATCGAGCAGGACGATGTAGCCGCGCACCGCCTCGTCCGTGTTCAGTCCCGACCTGTACTTCCGCACGTAATCTTCACGAGTCATCAGCGGCGGGATGTTGTCCACGTCCGCGCGGTCCTCCTGCCGCTCGACCTGGCGATCGGTCGGAAGGATCTGCGAGTCGAACTCCACCTCCACGTCCGGGGACGGTGGCAACCCAAGGCGATGCGTCGCCCCGACGAGGCAGACCAGCCGGCACAGTTCGCGCTCGCTGTCGATGTTGATCGAGCGAATCCGCTGCACGCGCTGCACGAGCTGCCACATCTCGAGCTCGAGCTGGCGCCCGCTCGAAGCGATCCCGCCCTGGAGAAGAGACCGCGGAACGCCCACCGTCTCGCACATCCGCTGAATGATCCCGTCCACCGCCGCTTCGACAGCCTCGATGCGCGGGTCGGGCGTGATGTAGTTGGCCGTCCCACCCTGCGGCAACCCAACCCATCGCTTTGTGCCGGCGTTGAATGTCGGCTTCTCGTGCCCAGCCGTAACCAGCGTCGAAAAGGTCTGGTCGATGACAAGCTGGTCCAGCTCCGACAGGCGGTTGATGAGCGCCTTCGCCAGCGGAATCAGGTCGCGAATGTAACTGTAGCCGGTGCGCTCGCCGATGACGGGCTCGCCGATCCAGCGCACGTAGGGGACCGTGCGGTAGCTGTTCCGCTGCGGGGGCGTGATGTATCTCCCGTCCTGAGCGGCGAAACAGAACTCCTCTACGGTCCAGAACCAGTAGCCGAGAACGGGGGCCTTGCCGGTTGTCGGGTCGGGGTTGCCGTCGTCCATCCGGCGCTCGACCAGTTCGACGATCCGGCGCGGGTTGTCTGGGTCATAGGCAACGTGAACGATGTGTCCGGGGTACACCGGCAGGACGCCCACAGTCTTTGCCTGCTCGCGGAACGCCACGCAGGCCCACGCATCACCCAGCGTCACGATCGACTGACCAATCTCGAGCTGCCGCTGCGTGATCGCGTTCCACTGGAGCACGTCGTCGAACGTCTTTTGCTGCCCGTCGGAGGCGTCGCGGAGGGTGCGCTTGATCGGCGCGCCGTAGGAGGAGTCGATCAGTACATTCGCGAGCTTCGCCACATAGTTCGGGTACTGGAAGCGGGCGCGCCGCTCCAGCAGGTCGCGGTCGGTCTCCCCCTCGAACCGGCGGATGTGCTCGGCCATGTCCGGCCCGCCGATGTAAAAGTCCTCCAGCTCCTCGAGGTAGCGCCCCCGCGCCTCGAGCAGAGAGCCGGCGAACTCGCGCACCGCCTGGCGTACGATCTGCTCGCTCAGGTTCGGCAGCAGCATTTACCACGGCCTCCGGCTGACCGTCGCGGGCTCATGGTGGTAGAGCGCGACGACCAGGTAGCCGAGAGCGTCACGCAGGTGGTCGTTCACACCGTCCTTGAGCGGGACTTCCTTCTCGCCGGCCGAGGCACTCGTCTTCGGATAGGAGCTGTCCGCGATCGAGCGAATCATTCCCTTGCAGCTAGGGTCCAGCTGCAGTCCGATCTTGCCGTCCGCGCTACGCAGGAGCTGGCGGATATAGTCGGCCCTGTTCCGCGGGCTCCGGTGCTTCGGAACCGTGCTGTAGACCACGCGCGCGCCCGGGAAAGCGGCCTTCAGCGTCTGGTAGTCGTTCATCAGCACCATCTCGGAGGCGGCGGCGTCGCCGGCCGGGTCGCAGGCGATGAGCGAAATCCTCTCCGCCCACGGCTGCTCGAGGACCTCGATGCAGGCCTGGCGCGTGGTCCGGTCGCGGTACTCCGCGTCCCAGAAACACCGCAGCAGACGCCGCTCATCGGGGGAGGTCACGCTCGGTTGCGCCGCGATCACGCCGGTCGTCCGGAAGCCAAAGTCCCAGCCGAGTACGACCTCGAGGCCCTTATCGATCGGCGTCGACTTCACGTGGCCCGAACGGCTGAAGCTCGGGAAGACCAGGCCGTGGCCGGAGGGACGCTGCAGCTCGTACTCGGTGTCCCACATCTCGGTGGACACGACGGTCTTCTTCTCCTCGACCTCGGCGGTCGGGAGCCAGCCGTGCGGTGCGAGCGTTTCGCGGTAGCACCACTCGTGGACGGGCCACCCCTTCTCGTCGGCCCGCTTCAGGATCTCGGTCATTGTTCCGCTGGTGTACTGGTGCGTCGAGGACATCACCGTCTGGGCCCGCACCCCGTCGCGGCTCATCGGTTGACCAAGCGCAGCGTCCAGGATCTCGAGGTCCATCTCGTCGACCTCGTCCATGCGCAGACGCTGGGGGTGCGGGCCACGCGCCGACCGGGTGCTGGCGAGCAGCGCCCGGATGGTGGCGCCGCGCCGGAACCGCGTCTCGAACCCGGTCGGGTCTCCGGCCATGAGGTAGCGGGGCGCGGAGTCGTACGCCCAGAACCGGCCCATCGCCTCGTGGACACGCTGCGACTGCTGGCCGGACCCGCCGAGCAGCGTGACGTCGGCGTTGAGCGTGGAGGCCTCCACGGTGCTGAGGAGCGCGAGCAGCACGCTCTTCCCGCCGAACCCGCGCGAGGCCTTCCAGACGCACGCGGGATTCCGGCCGAAGTACGCGTCGCAGAAGGCGCGCCACGGCGTGCTGTGGTTCGGGCAGACCTGGACATCGGGGATCCGCAGGCCGTGCGCTCGCTCGATGTAGAGCGCCAGGTCGGCCTCGGTTTCGATCGGCAGATGGAACCGCGAACGACGCACGGTGCGCTGCGCCTCAGCCAACATGGGCGCCTCCGCTGCCGGTGCCACCGATCGTCTCCTCGATGAGAATGGAGCCGGGCTCGTCCGCCACCGGCTTCGTTTCCTGCCGATCTCTCCACTCCGCCGGCCGGCGGTTCTTCAGCCAGAAGATGGCGGCCACCACGTTGCCGCCGTTCGCCATGCGGTAGAGCGACCGTTGCACGGTGTCGTCCGCGATGGCCCGCGCGTCCTCGGTGCGGACCTTGAACTTCGCGTCCCGCTTCATCGCGAGGTAGAGCGCTTGGCGCGAGACGCCGATGGCCTTGGCCGCCAGCGCCATGTCCGCGCCCACCGCAAGCGCACCGATCACCCGCTCTTTCGCGGCCGCGTCGATCCTCACCCTAGGCATGGCCGCGCCAGCCCTCGGCCTGCCGGCCGGTGAACTGTTCCCAGCGGCGGACGATAACGTCGCAGTACGCAGGGTCGAGTTCCATGAGGAAGGCGCGCCGCCCGGTGCGCTCGCAGCCGATGAGGGTGGATCCGCTGCCGCCGAAGAGGTCGAGGACGTGTTCGCCAGCCTGCGAAGAGTAGCCGATCGCACGCTCCGCGAGCTCCACCGGCTTCTCGGTGAGGTGGACCATGCTCTGGGGGTTGACCTTCTTGACCGCCCAGACGTCGACCGCGTTCGAGGGTCCGAAGAACTTGTGTCCGGCCCCTTCACGCCATCCGTAGAAGCACCACTCGTGGTTGCCCATGAAGTCCTTGCGCGTGAGCACGGGATGCTCCTTCACCCAGATGACGGCCTGGCTGAAGTAGAGGCCTGAGGCCTTGAGCGCGGCGGGATAGTTCGCGACGTTCGCGTAGCCGCCCCAGATGTAGAACGAGCGGCCCGGAAGCAGGACGCGAGAGAGATTCCCAAACCACGCCAGGAGCATCTCGCCGAACGCCTCGTCGGAGACGAAGTCGTTGGCGAGCGGGCGGTCCTTCGGGCGCATCCGCCCGGTCGGTTTCGACTTGGTCTTGTCGCGGGCGTCAGAGGCCGCAATCGCCCGGCCCTTCTTCTTCGCGGAGGCCGTGGGCTTCGCCTCGATCCCGCGCGCCCGGGACCGCGCGAGCTGAGCGGACGAGGTCATCTGGAAGGAGGAGAGTCCGGCGGCGATCGCGTTGTTAGAACGCGGCTCAACCTTCACGTTGTAGGGCGGATCGGTATTCACGAGATGGATCGGCGCGCCACCGAGAAGCCAGTCGAGGTCCTTCTCGTCGCCGGAGTCCCCGCACATGAGCCGGTGCGCTCCGAGCGTGATGAGGTCGCCGCGCTGCGTGAAGACCTCGTCCATCGGCTCGGGCACGGCGTCGGGATCGCCGATGCCCTCGTTCTTCTGCAGCTCGGCAATCAGACGGTCGACCTCGCCACCGTCGAAGCCGGTCAGCTCGAGATCTGCGCAGGCCTGCTTCAGCTCTTCCAGCACCGCGCCGAGGGCCTCTTCGTCCCACTCTCCGTGGATGCGGTTCAGCGCGAGGTTCAGCTGGCGCTCGCCGATGTCGTCGAGGTCGACCCAGAAGACGGGGAGCTCCACCACGCCTTCCGCCAGCGCGGCCTTCACGCGCTGATGCCCTCCCACGATGTGATTCGTCCGGCGGTTGCACACCAGCGGCTCGACCATGCCCCAGGTCTTCAGCGAGGCGCGCAACCGCTTCATGTCGTGGTCGGAGATGCGGCGCGGGTTGTAGGGTGCCGCCATGCCCGCAAGGTCGGAGGTCTTTAGGGTGTCAAGTTGCATGCCCTGATCTGAGACCAGGGCATGCATTCTTAACTACTGAACAAGATGGCCGGACCGTTCAGTCCCCCCGTCGCACGATCCGGCGCACGTAGCGCTCGGTGATCCCGTAGGCCTCGGCCGTGAGGGCGTACGCCTCGTTCCGCGATCTGCCCAGCTCGACCAGGCCCCAGAACCCGGACCGCACCATGCGGAAGTCGATCCACCCGGGCTTGCGCACCCAGACACGCCGGCCGTAGCGGGCCCGCTTCAGGTGCTCGCGGACGTGCATCGGAAGCAACTCCCGGGCGGTCGGCGGGGTGTCGTCCCAGAGGGACCTCGGTGGGGTCATCGTCCCGGCCGCCACAGGCCGCGGCGCTTTTCGCGGTTGAGATCCTCGAAGCGTCCCATCGTCTGCCGGGTGGTCTCGCTGCCCTGCGCCCAGAGCCAGAAGTGGGCGGCGAGGGTGCGCAGGTCCTCGGGCGTCGCCAGGCGCCGCGGGCCGTTCGGGTCCTTCGGCGGCAGGATCTCGATGTGCAGGGGAAGACCGCTTCCCATCACGAGGGCGCACCCGAAGTCTGGCCGGACCCGTTCCGGCTGCTCGGTCCCGTCCCCGTTCCATCCCTGGTCGTTCATTCCAGCGCTCCTTTCTGGTTTTCGTTCCCATGACTCCCCGCGACTCCCAGCAACTCCCCGCAGAATTATTGAGACCAGTATCTACAAGCGGGGAGACGCGGGGAGTTGCGGGGAGTGCACAGGCGGAAGCCAGGAAAGTTGTTCATCTCTACGGCTCGCCCCAAGTACCCCGCGACTCCCCGCGACTCCCCGCAGGTCCCGCCGGATCGCCACCGGCCTGCTGCAGGTAGTAGCGGTTCGACCCGGCGTGGCTGTCGGACCGTTTGCGCACCTTCCACCCGCCGACCGGGCGGTTGCAGAGCTGCGAAAGTACTCTCCTCCCAAGGGTTTGCAGTTGTGCCCCCGGCGCCTTGGCCAGGACGTCGGGGAAGAGCTTTTCCTGGACCACGATCTCGAGGACCTGGGATCCAGAGACCTCGATCGTGCCGTACCGGGCCCACCAGGCGTCGACGAGGGCCCGGACGTCCTGGCTCCACTCGTCCGCCTGGTCCGACCACTCCTCGCGGTTCTCGAGCCAGTCCGGACCCATGCTGTGGAGCTCGAGAATCCCGCCGACCGCGGCGGCCCAGGCCTCGAACCCGCCGAGGCGCCGTTTCCCCGCGGGCCGGCCGGCGGCGACCCAGCGGGACACCATGCCGAGCAGGCAGGCGAGGACCTCGCGGCGCCGGCCGGCGGCGTAGGCCAGGGCATCGGGGTGCTCGAAGTCCTCGCGCGTCTCGGGGTGGTCCGTGGTCGGTTCGAGCCAGATCGGGACGATGCGCTTCGAGATCTCGGCGGAGGCCCGGAGGTTGTTGGCCGAGGCCACCAGGGTGAGGGGGTTCGGCAGGTCTGGCATGGAACTGGCCCCGAGCGTGCGCCCCTTCCAGGTTGGCGAGGTCAGCAGAGACGCGAGGGACGGAGAATCCAGGACCGAGGCCGCCGGCAGGTTGTCGAGGTGGACGATGGTGGCGCCCTCGAGAATCATCGAGGTGATCCGCTTCTCGCGCTCTTCCTCGCGCTCCCCGAGTTGGACGCTCGGGACGCGGGTGCCGAGGATCGCATGGCCCAGGACGGCCGAGATCAGCAGGCCCTTGCCGGTGCGCTCGATCGAACTCTGGACCAGGTGAAGCGGCACGGTGTCGACGGCCGGACGGATGAGCGGGGTCAGCATGAGACCGAAGAGGTTGACCATCGAGGACGTGTCGCGGAAGGGGAAGTCGACGATGAGATCGGTGAGCAGTTCGCCGTCGTACGGCACCGGACCAATGCCCTCGAGCTCGGGCGGCTCGTCGTAGAAGACGCCGGTCGAGGCGTTGTACCCCGGTGTGGAAAGAGCGAAGTCGACGCCGGCAAAGACCGGGTAGTGCGTGAGCAAGTGCAGCGAGAGAACGTACGACGAGGTCGCGGCCGCGGCCAGGACGATGGAGGCCTGGTCCTTCGAGCAGGACCGGAAGGCCTTGCCGCTCTTGGTCCACTTCGCCAGGGTGATGTGCCGGTCGATCCAGAGGCGGAGGCGGTCGGCGTTCACCGCTCGAAAGGTCTTCTGGCCCTGGGGTCCGACCAGCTCCCCGACGATGTACTCGCGGCGGTAGAGGGTGCCAGGGGGCAGGGCGCGGAGGACCTGGACCGCGAAGTCGTCCGCGCCCTGCTCGACGACCTCACCGGAGTCGCCCTGGATGTGCTCGCCCGGGATGAGCACGGTTCGGGTCGGGTCCCCCGAGACCACCCGCTCGCGCGGGGGTGGCGCCGTCCGGGGCGTGCGCATGCCGGCGCGCGCGGCGGACTCGATGGTTGCGTCGGTCTCCTTCTCGGTGAGGCCGAGCTCGAGGGCGACGGCACGGAGCTGCGCGACCAGGGGTGCCTGCGGGACCTCGCCGCCGGCCACGAGCTGGAAGAGGGCGAAGGCGGCCTTGTTCAGCGTCTCGTTGCGCTCCCCGACCGGGGCGGCGCGGAGGCCGGCCAGTTCCTTGTCAACGGCGGCCTGGGCGTAGGCCGAGAGCTTCTCGTGGCGGAGGCGTGCCAGGACGGCGGCCGGCAGGTCCGGCGGGGGCACGTCCCAGGGCGCGGCCTCCCAGGCGTACAGGGCGCGCGTGTCGGGGTGTACGGACCCGGGGTAGACCACCTGGCCGCCGTCGCCCCGTACGTCGACGTGCGCGCCCAGGCGGCCCGCGGAGTTGCCGACCGGGGGGTCCGGCGCGCGGAAGTAGATGTGGAGGCCTCCGGACCCGGTCCGGACGCGCGGGGCCGGGGGCAGGCCCGGCGGCACCTGACCGCCCTTGGCGGTATCGACGTCGATGACGACGACGCCGGAGACCGTGCCGGTCCGCAGACCGATGTTGTCCGGCCAGGCCTCGAGTTCCTCGCGCGGCATCGGCGGTTCGGTCTGCCACCCCTTCCGCACGGGCACCTTGCCGCGGAGCGTGGTGAACGCCCAGTTCGCTGGCGTACGCGGGTCGAGGCGGGTTCCGGTCCTGGTCATAGCTGCTCCACGTCGGCCACGGAACGGGCCTCGATGTAGAGGCCGCCCTCGCGCAGGACCATTGCGCGGAAGGACTGCTGTGCGGGCGAGAGGCGGGCGTTTCCGGTCTTCAGCTCGATCGCGACGAACCGCCCGCCGGGGTGCTTGAGGCCGATAATGTCTGCCGATCCGGTGAGGCCGTATCGAACCGGGTTCCCGGCCGGAGTGAACCCGAACCCGGTCTCGTTCGGCCAGAGCACGATGTCGTGCCGGCCAATGAAGTGGCGGAGGATCGCGAGCTTCAGCTCGCTGTGCTTTCGGTTGTGATCGGCGCGGTTGCCCGCACGCGCTGCTGCATCCTCCACTCGGGCCAAGCGCCGAACTTCGCCTTGAACTGGTACGCGGCCCACCCGTCCTTCCATCCGTTGCTCCTTGCCTTGGAAAGCAGCTCCCTGTAGACGGACTCCCTTGCGAGACTTCCGGCCTTGAACGGATCCACGAGTACGCGGCGTCCCTGCATCGTGGCGATCAGGGGCCACCGTCCGAACCTCTTCTGATACCGGTAGAGCGACCACCCTTCCCGGTAGCCGTACTGGAGGCGTCGATCCTCGAGAGCGTCCCAGTACGCCGCGCGGACCTCGAACGGGACCTCGTCGACTTCGCCGAGCTTCGAGAGATCCCCCTCGCCCTCTTTCGGGATCTCGGGGGCGGGGCGCTCGAAGCCACACCCCGGACAGCGGCGCCAGGTCGGCTCGAGGAGCATGTAGCACTTCGGGCACCGCCCCAGGCCGTGCCAGGCCGGGCGGGGTTCGCGGCGCACGCCGTCCAGGGTGAACTCGTGCGGGTAGGTCACGCGCAGGTGCATCGCGTGGTTGCCCGCGTGGTCGAGCACGATCGCGCCGGCCTTGTCCGGGCAGGCCCGCATGATGCGCCCGATCATCTGGAGGTGGAGGCAGAGGCTCTTCGTCGGGCGCGCGATGACCGCGACCTCGAGCGCCGGCAGGTCCCACCCCTCGGTGAGCAGCATGCAGTTGGAGACGACGTGGGTCTGGCCGGTGCGGAGGCGGGCGAGCACATCGTCGCGGTCAGTGGAATCGGCGTCGAGGTGCTCGGCGGCAATTCCTGCGTCCTGGAAGCGTTCCACGATGGCCTTCGAGTGCGCGACGTTGACGGCGAAGACGACGGTCCGCCGGCCCGGGGTGAGCTTCTGCCAGTGCCGCACGACGTCGCCGACGAGCTTCGGAGCGCTCATCGCGGCGCCGAGCGCCTCGACCGCGTAGTCGCCACCGCGCACCTTGATGCCCGACAGGTCCGGCGGAGGCGGGGCGTAGACCTCCGGCTCGACGAGGTATCCGGCGCGGCAGAGCTCGGCAACGCTCGAGGCCTGGATGAGCGTCTGGAACGGGGGACGCAGGCCGCGCCCGTCGAGGCGGAAGGGCGTGGCCGTGAGGCCCAGGATCCGCGGCGCCTCGAGGACCTTGTAGCTCGCGGCTGCGACGTGGTGGCACTCGTCGATGACGAGCAGGTCGCAGGGAGGCAGGCCCCGCCGCGCGATGGTCTGGACCGATCCGACCTGGACGTCGGCGAGCGTGCGCGGTTCGTCTGGCATGATGAGGCCGGGGAAGATGCCAAGACGGCGGAGCGCCGCGACCGCCTGGTGGATCAGCTCGCGGCGGTGCGCGACCCAGACGACCTTGCCGCCGTGGCGCCGGACGATGTCGACGCCCATGACGGTCTTCCCGGATCCGGTCGGCGCGGCCAGGACCGGGCGGCGGTCGATGGCGTCCAGGACGGCGTCGACGGCGGTCTGTTGGTAGTCTCGGAGCGTAACCATGTGCTCCTCTCGATCTGCAGGTCTTCCTCCTCCCGCAGCCCCCCGCGGGAGAGAGTCAGGTCAGGCAGCTAGAACAGGTACAGCACGAACCAGAGCACGATCCCCGCGAGTCCCCCGGCGGGGAACGCCGCCGCCGCACCCCAATCGGACGCAGCCGACCACCGCAGCCAGCGCCAGCGGCGGGCGATCCTTGGCCCCCACTCGTACTCCCAGAGCGTGCCGAGGACGAGGAGCGCGACGAGCGCGGCCGCATCCGCGAGCAGGACAACCCACGCGGGGAGTTTTTCGGCGGCGCGGGCGAGACAGAACGTGGCGGTAGCTCCGATCATGGTGTGGGCGACTCTCCCTCGGAGCGCGGTCATGCTTCGACCTCCGGGTACGCATCCCGCCCTTTCCATACGGCCATGCACACCCGCTTAAACTCCGCGCGCTGGACGTCCCTCGCGGCGGCCCACGCGGTGTCTACCGCGGCGTCCCTCGCGGCGTTTATTGCGGTGGCCCACGCGGTGTCCATCGCGGCAGCCCACGCGGCGTCCTTCACGGCGCCCCACGCGGCTTCCTTCGCGGCGTCCCTCGCGACGTCCCACGCGGCGTCCCTCGCGGCGTTCCACGCGGTGTCTACCACGGCGCCCCACGCGGCGTCCCTCGCGGCGA